CTAAATGAATTAAATGTCTGTCTCTGTCAGATACAATAGACATTGTAGATTTAGAAGGCATATTATTGTTTACTACAGCTCTTGTAGTCAAAGAAGTTGTACTAGAAGGATCCCAAGTAAATGTTTTACCGTTATGTATTGTTGCAATTAAAATTTCTCCCCAATTATCTAAAGACCAATTTGCTGGATCTAGCGTAACAGTAGAAGTTGTTGAATTTTGCCCCCAGGCTATATAAAATTCTACTGAAGCTCCATCAGAATGAGCTGACCTTGTTCCAGCAACATCTCTAACAATATTATTTAAATTATTGCCTGTAATACCATTAAAAGAAATAAATTCTGCTCCTACTTTTATAGTTCCATTTGTAGGAAAACCAGTAGTAGAAGTTAAAGTTATATCTGTTCCTGTACCGCCTGTTCCATTAGTATCATCTAGCAATGCTCCATTTAAAGTTGTTGTAAGTCCTGAAGCACCTCCAAACCCAGCTGTTCCCCAACCGTAACCATAAGTTTGATTCAAAGGTCCAATAGGTTGGTATGGATGTACATCCAAAGTTCCATCAGCCGTTGCTCCTGTTCCTGTTTCTTCCGTTGGCATTTCAATAGTAAAGGTAGTTGCTGAAGGTACTGTTTTAACCTCAAACAATACATCATCAAAGTCTGTTGCCGTGTAGTCGGTGTCGGGTGATGTAAATGAACCTGCATTTGCAAAAGTAATTATCGCACCTGCTAATAAACTATGGCCACTTGCTGTTGTAATAGTTACATCTTTTGATAAGTTAGTCGTTGTTATGTTTGCACCTGTAGAGAAATTGTCTGTTTGTAAAGGTGTAATATCGTAAAAAGCACCTTCATAATAAACAACTAATAACTTATCTGTGCCAAGTGCAGAATATTTTTTACCAGATAAGTCAGACCAAACGTGTTGATCTCTAGCAGCACCTACTATAGATGCATAACTACCTGATACTAAAGATGTCCAACCACCTATCTTTTCAGGTTGACCGTACCTAAATCTAACAAAATCACCATCGGTCCATTGACCCATAGCTTCTGATTCTGTGGCCTGTTTATTAAATCCTGGTCTTATTTGTACTTTTCGTAATGGCATATCGGTATTATATCACTAGAGACTTATTAAATATAGATTAGTAGATTGTATTAAAACTAAGCACTATTCTTTCTTGTGATTGATTTAGTTCTCTATTTGAACTGTGTTCTAACCAACCTGGAAATAAAATTAAATCACCATTTTTTGGTTTTATATAAAAATAACTGTTATTATTATATGTAGACTTTATTGGGTTCATAATTTTCATAAAAGGATTAGGATTATAAAAAAATATTTTACTACTTTTATCATCTACTTTAAGATAAAGACCTCCTGATATAGGACTTGGTGAATGATTATGCCTAAGTAATTCACTATTCGGTTTTTGAATATTAACCCAAGATTGTTCAATAAAACAATTTTTTATACCTAAATCATCAGAATACTCTGATATAATTAAATTTAATTTTTTTTCCAAAGAAGAATCCTTAAAAAAATTATCATTTTTTTCTGCTTTATAAGAAGATGCGGCTTCTCCTAAAAAAGCACTATGTGTATTTATATTTAAATTATTTACTAAACTTAAAATTTCATTTATTTCATTAGTATTAATAAAATTAGAAACGTGTTTTATTGTTGTTGGAAATAAATTTATGTTATTTTTCACAATTTATTTTAATTTATCCCAATCTTTTATTATATTAAAATTAAACGGTATTGCGTATTTTGGATTAGAAAATTTACTTCTAGAAGTACCGTGTTTAAGTAAACCAGAAAATAATAAAAAAGTTCCTTCTTCTGGTTTAATTTCTACTTTTATTTCTGGGAACTTTATAGGTAAATCACTTTTATTTAAATATAGTATGCCTGACAAAGCCCTTTCAAAATGATTGTGTAAATTTGTTTTTTCACCTTCTTCAATTTTGATACCCCAAGCTTCACATAAAGCACATTCAGGAAAATTAAAAATATTTTCTATTTCATTAAAAGCTTCAATTAAAATTTTTTTAAAACAAGTATTATTATTAAAATAATCCCAAGCAGTCATCCTACCTTTGACGTTTGTTTTAAAATTCATATTAGAATTTTCTACAATGCCTTTTTCAATATCTGAAATTAAAATATTTTTATATTCTGAAATGTTTAATTTTAATTCTATAAAAACAATAGGTACTTGTATGTCTTTATTTATTTGTTTTATCAACATTTTTTTCTTTAATGGTTGCTTTTAATTTTAGTAAAGTAACTATGAGTTGATCTAAAAAATCTTGACTAAATGTAAGTTTTCTTTTTTTAACTAAAGTCCAAATTTCTTTCCAAGAAAAAATCATTTCACCATGTTCTTTTTCGTTTAATCTAATATTCATAAATACTCCTTTTTAATTATCATTTTGCATTCCCCAATAATGTCTTCCATCACATATTCTGTCTTTATAAGGACCGTTTTTATTTACATAATGTAAAAAAAATTGTGTATGCCAATCTCCTTTAAATTCTTCTCTCCAATGTTCTACTTCGCAACCTAAATAAATTGCTGCATCTCCAGGTTTTAAATTAAATTCTTTTCCGTCAATATAAATAGGCCATTCTTCTCCTGAAGACCCAACCATAACAGTAACAGATATTTCACACTCAGGCCTATCTTTGTGTTTATCTAAAGTTGCTAAATAAGTATATACTCTTGCAAATGAGTAAGTTGGATTTAATTCTAATCCTGTTTCCTGTTCCATTTTTTTTAATTTATTTAATAAAAAAGACTCAGTTAAATAATCTCCGTACCAATAACTATCACATGTACTAGAAATAAGTTGCTTATCATCAAAAGAATTAAAATTTAATCTATGTTTTATTCTAAAATATTTGTTTGTTAAATTAATTTCTTCTTGTGTTAAAAAATTTTTAACTAACTTATATTTAAAATTTTTACCAATCATTATGCCCACGCAACTATTGAATATCTAGTCCCTTTAGTTACTGGTTTTACACAATGTGGATATAAAAAATTACTTGGCCAAATTATTAAACTACCTGGAATTGGTTTGAATATAGTTTCTTTATCATCCGCTAATGTTTTAAAGGATAACTCACCTCCTTGATAATCATTATTTAAAAATAATATAGCACTTAATATTCTATCAAATCCTGTTCCACCATCTACATGAAAATCATAATGATTTGTCTCTTCGTATTTTAAGATTTCTATTTGATTAGTATTTTTTATAACACCAATATATTTTAATAAGTTTAGTTTAGTTACGTATTCATTCATTAAAGTAGTTATTCTATTATTTAAATAATTATTCCAATGACAATCCGTTAAAGATTTACTTGCGTTAGAAAGCACATAACGCCCAACCTTTCTAATTTTTTCGTTTACAACATATCCATCGCTACCAACCCCAGCCTTTTCAAAGGTTCTAGTATTTGAATATCTAATTAAAGTTGAAATAGTTTTAAGATTAATTAAATTTGGAATTTGTAAAATAAAAGAATTTAAAAGCATAAAAGCTTTTACTATATTCTAACAAATCTGTAAAGGACTTAAAATAGTATTACCTTGATCTATTAAATATTTTTCTAAAGATGTATTTAGTGGATATGTTATAGAAGATGTATTTAAATTTTCTAATAATGTTTTATAAGTCTCAAGTTCATTTTTATATGTACTATCACTCTCTCTTTGGTGTATTGAATGATTTATTCTTTCTTTAATAGCAGAAATATAAGAATCTAATTGTTCTTTTGATGAAAAACCTATAACTTCATCTGCTGCTAATACTCTATCTGCAAGAGTTACGGATAAATCAGAATTTACTGTAGCTACTTTTTCGTATGATATTAGTAAATTAAAATCTGCATCAGAAATAGTTATTAAATGACCAGCAATACCATTTTCATATATTTCATAACCAGGATACTGTCCTGATAGCTGTTCTAAATCTTTTGAAATAAAACTAATACTTTTTTCTTTATTTGTTACTATATAAGCCATAAATATTTCTTACGGTATTAATTCATAAATAGCGACTACACCACTTCTTCCAGGGGGGGCTGACATAGGGCTTGCACCGCCTCCTTGACCAGATTGGTATATAAACGTGCTCACTCTTCTATAACTTCTACTGCCTGGGGCTTGAGCAACACTTAAACTTAAATCATATGTAGAAGGAGATGCACTTCCTGAACTAGCAGGACCTGGTCCTGGTCCATTACCTGCACTGCCTCCGTTAGCTGAAAGTAATGGAGTAGGAGAAGGTCCAAATCTTGAACCTTGTCCTGATTGAGCGTTAGACGAACCTTGTACAGCTCCATTACCACCACTGCCCACTATAAAAGGTTGAGAATAAGGTGCTGATATTGGAGCTTTGTAAATTCCAAATCCGCCAGTTCCACCACTTTGTCTGGGACCAAAAGTTGAATCTCCGCCACCTCCTCCGCCACCAATCGCATAAACTAAAACTCCAGTTGCGGCAGGATTAGCAGTATAGGTTTCATCAGTTGTATCAGTTGTACCATCGACAAAAATATATCCTCCATCGCCTCCAGCACCTGAAGATGCTGCAGAAATTCTTCCATCAGCATCAACTGTAATGTTTGCAGTTGTGTAAGCTCCTGCCGTAACACCTGTTGAAATTAATTGATCAGGGCCAACAGAGTCTGTTGCTAATTTTGCTTGAGTGATTGTTGAGTTTGCAATATTGTTTGCAGTAACAGCTGAAGCTGCTAATTTATTTGTAGTAACATTAGATGCTAAAATTTTATCTGTAGTTACTGCGTTGTTAGAAATTTTTGCAGCTGTAATAGAGTTGTCACTAATTTGTGCTGTTCCAATACTTCCACCTAAAGTATCCAATGATACTTCATTTAAATTTGTTCCGTCTGAATAAGCAGCATATATTTTTGCTGCGTCTACTGTAAATCCAGTTCCACTAGCTGTTTTAATTGTTAAATTTGTTGGTGCTACTACTGCAGAACAATCAAAGATGTAAAATTTTTCAATTGAATCTGGAATAGTTACTGTAGAAGCTGTAGTTAAAGTACCAGTAAATTTAATAACCATATTTCTTGCATTAGAAATAGTCTTGTCTGTCATTTCAAGAGTAACAGTTCCGCCATCAGTTAAAGCTATTGCTTCATAACCAGCAATTGCTTGTTGAATAAGATTTAAGTTATTATTTGTATTATCACCCCACGTACCAGCGTTTTCGCCAGTTGCCATAAGTTCGAGTTTTAGATCTGTAGAATATGATGATGCCATATGTTCCTTATATTAACATTTTTAAGCTGCTAGATCAACCTCAGTCCAAACATTGTTTACACCTAAATCAATCTCTGCCCACGCTGTAATATTAATAGAACCAATATTAGATGTCAATGTTATGCCTGTTAAAGGTACTGCACCTGTTCCTGTTACAGATACTGAGCCAATTCCGCTTGTTAATTGTTGTCCTGTAACCCCTACTATTTGTTGTGGTATTTCTGCAGGTGTACCAAGGCCTAAAGTCATAGCCTGACCTGTTACAGGTTCATTAGTTGATTGTACTAATGTAAATGTTCCTAAAGTTAATGAAGCTGATATGCCTGTTACAGGTATTTCTTGTATTGTGCCTCCTACAGTATTTCCTTGAGAAAGTGTTGCAGGTATTCCTGTTAAAGTTAAATTAGCTGTTCCTATTTCGGTTGTAGTTCCTTGGTTAGAAGATAGTCCAGGTTCACCTACAAATACAAATAAATTTACATCACTTAGAATTGATGATATACCTTGAGTAATTGTTAGTAATTGTTGAGAAGCAGCTGTAACAGATACGTCTGTTCTTGGTATTACTGTACCTTGTGCTGAAGTTAATTCTTGTCCT